CAACGCCCCAACCTCCAACACCCTGCATAATCGCAGGCAACTTAACGTCCGCGATTGCTTCAGGTGTCGGGTTGCGTCCAGTCCTCAGACCGGGGTGTGAAACTATTCTAGCCATTATAAACCCCTTTCTTAGGAAGAACGTCCAACGAACAAAGCTCGTCGGTCGGTGCAGATGAAGTTACCCCATGAGTCCATGTAAACCTTCCGTACTGACGGTTGGCTTTCAGGAGTGATGGGTGCATGGAGCTTACGATCAGCGCCTTGCTTATAGAAATACTTGAGCTTCGACCAGTCAATCCCGTAGATGGGATTGGTGTTGTCGACGACACCGCTGCTGGAGTTAGTCAGCGCGGGAACCCATGTTACTGGGATACCTTTGAAAAGGGCCTGACTGCGGTACTTGCCCACATCATTCCCCAGGTTGTCGTTGCTCGCGGTCATCAGCTTGTGCAAAGCTTCAAGCACAGGATACGTCGTGTAAAACACGTACCGGGGCTTTCCACCATCAAGTTCCGCATAGGAATGCGGTGCCTTGAAGTAGCACTTATGACAAGCTTCAGCCCACTTGCTCAGAGCATCGTCTTGCGACAAGGCATCGTAAGCAAACGTACCGTTCTTCCAGTTCGGGTAGGTGTCCGAGTTCAGGCCACCAGCACCAGCGGTGAACCCATCAGGGTTGCCACCATTGAAGCCAAACGGCTTAGTCGAACTCTTTACTACCCAGTACGGAATACCAGCTGGGACTTTCGGATCTTGAGTAGGTCCGGTAGGCGCACTCCAAAGAGCTTGCTCCATACCTTCCATGTAGTCATTCTGCATGGAGTGTTGGCGAACCTGGATGGTTCTCAAAATGGTTTCAGCACCACTTTGAAAATCATCCTCGTAAATGTCGTAGATCCAATGCACTCGATTCATAGACCAGTCTATGGTCGAGGTCTTGATGTGATCGACAACTTTGGCGTCAGCTACACCATACAAGCCAGTGTGTTCAAACGTGCCTGTATTGCGTACCTGAATCTGCTCTTGGAGGTATTGACCGCCACGAACAGGAATCTTGCCGCCTTCAAAAGTCCGCGAAGCAAAGATATAATCTTGCAAGTCAAGCGAGATATCTTTCCAACGGTTCTTATGAAAATACGGCAACGTATTTTTCACAAAGTCGTCGAGTTGATTTGGCTGTAGAGCCATTAGGTCAACTCCTTGTGTTAGGCGCTAGTTCTCTTCTTCCATCCGTTTGTACAAGTCGATGAACGCCTGGTTCTCTTCCAGAGGCCCTGAATGTTGCAGGGCTAAATCTGTCACAGAACGCTCGTTCCCTCGGCTTGGCACACCAAGACGGCGAGAGTTGCGGGCCTTTGCCTTGCCTAGCGCACGTTCTCTTCCAATTTCGGTCTTGAAGGCTAACTGCATGGCACGCTCAATGAGCTGGTCTTCCGAAGGAAGGGGTGCTCCGCGTGCATTCATTCCCGCCACAAGAATATCCGCTTGCTGTAACAGCTTGATGCGGTTCTTTTCTTGCGTGGGTGTTAGGTCTTCAGGACCACCAAACAATTGAGACTCTTCTTTGTCTATGACAGAGTTGAGTCGCTCCATGGTTTCATTGAAGCTGTCTTGGGCAGTTTTCTGACCCAGCCCTCGGAGCATGTCCTCAAGCTGCATCACCCGCTGCGCTAGCTTCTGGGTGTTGTGGTCGATCCCCTTGAAATTCTTAGCAAGGGCATCGTCTTCATCCCAGTCTTCCAACGACAGGTCTGCCCATGGCTTCTCTTCCACGGGGGGCTTTTGCTGAGCACGAGGCTCAGCATCCTCTTGTTGGTATTCCTCGGGGGTGCCTTCGTGCTCGTAATCCTGCTGGGCGTAAGCTTGCGCCTCTGACGCATAGGATTTGTCGAGTAACTCTAACGCCGCCCTGGCATCGTCAACAGAGGTAAATTGGCCGGCAAGAAGCTCTGGGTGTAGCCCATAGATTTCTGCCAGGTCGGTGAGCTGTTGGGATAATTCGTCAACAGGCTCGGTATCATTTCCCTCAGCCACCACTTCGGCCTCGGTAGTTGTCTCATCGGTCTCCGGTAGTTCGCGAGGCGGCTCGTCTTGGGGAGCCTCCCCGGCCTCATTACTCGGAGGAGAAGCATCCTCTTCCTTCTTCTCAAGAGTGGCTTCAGCAGGGACGTTCTCCTCTGCCTCTACCTTTGCAAATTCCTCAACGAGGTTTTGCATATCTTTGTCTTCCAGCACATCTTCTCTACTCATTAGGTCGTCTCCTGGTTAGGTCGGGAATGCCCAGGCTCGTAAACACCAGCCAACAAAAAAACCAATGGACGTGCCTAGCACAGTCCAGGTGTAGTGATATGTCCGCCAGAGCAACTGAACTTTTGTGTGAATTCCCATTGCTCCGTTGCCGTGCATCAGCTTGTGCAGAACTTCGAGATCTTCCTCGATTTTGACGAGCTTCTGATGCACATGTGTCAGCTCAACAGAAATCGCCGTAGCCTGCGTCGAAGTCTTTGAAGCCACGCCGCTTGAGTTCTTCATTTCGTGCTGCTCGTGATTCGATTTGGCATGTGCCATCGGGTAGATACCGAATTCCCTTAGCCGCTTTTTCGTTGAATTCCGAAACTTGTTCGGCGTGGCAACCGAGTGCCTGCGACTCTAGGGGACGAGAGTATGCGGTGGAGATAGATGGTGTGCCAACTGCCGGTGCATCCGGCGGCTCATCGCCATCATCCCAAACCATCTTTTTCTTTTCTGGGTCGTATCGACCAACAAATCTAGTCATTACCTGAAGAGGCTAACTGCCCAGGTTGGGAGTTGTTGCCCCGGCCCATCTCTTGGGTTGCTGTTTGCATGCGGGAGTTAGAGTTCCCGCCCATACTTACGTTCTTGCGAATGTATTCTTTCGGACCATCGGCGGTCTTAACCCCGCTCTTCTCTGGCAGGTTGTCGGTGGGGGGTGGCCCAGCGAAAGTGAAAAGCTCAGGCAAGCGTGGCAAGTCCTGTAGCTCCGCTTCCATCTCCAGGTATTTCTGGACATTGAACTGCCCGCCCTGCTGAGTGATGATGTCCATCATCGGCAGAATCCCTTGCTGCAATGTTTGCCGCAAAGCTGCGAGTCGCTCCGCTGGGGAACGATATTCCATCGAGTAGGGGTCAACTTGGATCGCGTAATCCAGAAAGTTCCCAACGCGAGGAAGCAAGTCCTCGGGATACCAACTAGCGTCGACCTCGATGTCCGTATTGGGTATCTTTCGAGAGCCAGGTATCACTAGCACAGGGTCTTCAAAGATTAGCTCCGCGACATCCATCCCGATCTCGCTGACGAACTTCGCTACCTGCCTCTTAGCGGAAGCCTCCCTCCTGCCCACCTGCTGGTGGATCAGAGTGTCCTGCGTTGCTGTGCCAGACTGCGGGCCTAATCCCGCCATCGCGTCAAGGTTGCCAGCCGACTGCTTGAACAGCTCCAGGATCTGCTGACTGAAAGCTGTGATGGTGTGATCTACCCCGCCAAGCTTCAGGACATCGATGCTCTCCTTGGAGTTCACCTGGACCGCTTCTAAGTCCTCGGCTCCCAGGAGCCGCTTCATATCTTGCTCTGCGCCTGCCTCATAGACCGGGATATCTTTCTGCTTCCTTGCACGCATGGCAAGCTTGCGAAGCAGGTTGTTATATAAAACAAAGAGCCCGCGCACATTGCGTGCGGGGCTCGTGGGCATGCAGTTATCTGGCACTTCACCGAATGCTAGGAATCTATAAGGTCCAGTTTCTGTGCCATCCCATTCCTGAACCGCCAGAGGCTTCTTGCCCGTGTCTCGAATATTAAACTTGCCGTCGACTTCAAATGTTACGATTAAGTTTTCTCGGCGAAGAAAGATGTCGACCAGCTCGACCATCTCCTGGTACTCGCCCTCCTGGTCCGCAGGGTCAAAAGCCAGTGTGCTAACCGACTCCTCGCCGTCTGTCGCCTCATAGCCACGAACAGGCTCAAGTGCCTTCCTCGCTTTTTTATCGAAGCGGGGATCTTCCTTCGCTAACGCTAGTGGCATGCGGTAACGGTCACCTATAAATCCGCATTTGCGGAACTCACTGGCTGCACCATCATGCACATGGTTGTCGAGAGATACCCGCGAGACCAATGGCATGCCTGGCATTCCATGAGGGTCCAACTCCTCCATGACTTGGTGACTGTCGCCCAGTAACACCTTGGCAATACCGAGGCTAAAGAAAGCATCCTGAATGATCTGCCTGATCGGGATCTCCAGGTGCGTGTGGATCGAGTAGTTGTTTAATGCAATCTCGAAGCGGTTCGCAAACCCTTGCTGGGCTGCGCTAGCTGCTGTAAGCAAGAACCGAGGTGAGTTGTATGCCAGCGCAATCGAATACGCTTCTGCGGTTTGCAGCATCAAGTTGACGTAGACAGGGCTCGACGAGGAGAACGTAGACCGCTTGCCGTAGTCCGCGCCTGCGTAATCCTCAATCAAGTGCCGCCTGTTGCGTCGAAACGGCTCAAGCTGACGATGCCAGTACGACATCGCTTTGCTCAACCGCTCCCGATCTTCCAATTTTGTTGGATTCATAGTAATAGAAGGGGGGGTTTTTACACCCCCCCTTGGTCCGGGGCGCGCCGCACCAGACTAGAGCGATGCAGAGGAGGAAATCACACCGCTAGAGAGATTGCTTTATTTCAACAACTTATCAAACGAAGTCAAATTAGGGTTTTCATCGACTTCTCCCCACCAATCGTCAACGTCCGTTTCGACCCGCATTTCGCGGCGCAAAAGGCCCAACGGGGATTCCCGTGGCACAACATGGGGTTCTGGATCGTCCTTGGGGAGCTGTCTGTCTTGAGCAGCCATCAAGGCTACTGCCAGTGCATAAGCACGGTCACCGTGCGCTTTACCTTTGACCGAAGGGTCTTCGGAGACACTGGCTCCTCGATGCACAATGTCACCGTTGCCGTCGTATTCATACTGCATGCACTCCTCCAGCCCGATTTTACTTCGGACCAGAAGGGTCTCGTGGAGCATTGCGTTGTGCAGCTCCATCAAAATTGCTGCACCTTTGTCTTGCTGCCAGTAGCCTGGCTTCTTGGTTCGTTCTTGCCTGCGGTTGGTGTGGCTGCGGTGCATGTACAGGTTGCTCCAACCTCTCCTGCGCACCTCTTTGTAGAACTGACTGCCTCCAGATCCGTTGGCATCCCAGTTTAGGTATGCGTAATAAGGGTCTCTTGAGGCTGCTAGAAACTGGCACACCCCTATCGCTAGCTGCGCAAAGTCATTCGGGTAAATGTCGTTGCAAGCGTACTCTAGGACTTGCTCGCCTGAAGGGATATCGATGACCTGGATAACCGAATTGGAAGAAAAATCCCCTCCTGTTTCAGCTGCGATATCGCAGCCGATAGCGTATGGTCCCCCGTTAGGTAAATCGTCTTTTGATATCCAAGTTCGCACATCCCCATCAGCGCGAGGGTGCCAACGCAATTCGAGGTTTTCCCGGTCCCAGTCGACTTCCCCGCGCCACACCGGCTCTTTGAGGCTGGACTTTTGCCTTTCGTAGGACTCTCGGCTGAACAGCTTCGAGACACTTCCGTATGGATCTCGGTCAAGCTCCTGGGCGATAGATAAGGGAGTTGCCCCAGGTCGTCGGCACTCACCGTCATACCAAGGACTCCTGACTTTTCCATCGAGGATGTAGTCGTAGTTTGGGTCGTGCTCATAGTCAGTGTCCAGGAGCTTTAACTCCCCCTTGTCTGCGGTGTAGAGCCCTGCCCCACGGTCAGGGTTGTCCTTCCAATCGATGACAATCTTCAGCATCGAGCTGGGTTGGGTCATCATCGTATAGAAACAGTTAGCACTGCCCTTGTAGGTACTGACAAAGTACCGCGAGTCTGTCACATGCTGCGTTGAATCTAATGCCGCCTGGTCCTGGCCTACCTTAAACTTGGCGAATTCATCCATCAAAATAGCGGTCTTTCGACCGCCAGTGGTCACATCCCCCGTAGCAGCATAGCCATAGATCGAAGCACCGCTCTCTTTGTGTAAGAACTTATGAGTTCCGAAGTTCCTGGCCAGTATCTTTGTGCCACGCTCAGTCTCTCGCATCCAGTAAGGTAGGTTGTCGAACAGGAAGTCAAGCTTCCACATCAGACAGTCGGGGTCGTCCCGTGTGTCTACAGCCTCCTCAGTACGCGAGATCATCGCCATGGCCACTCGTGGCATAAACAACCACTTGTGGAAGAACAGTAGCACAGCGTTCCAGCTGGCCCCTACCCCACGGCTCTTCTCAATGCCTACCTCCCGCTTCCCAAAGCACTCGTCCATCCATGCCAGGACATCGTCCTGGTCTCGCCATGTATTCAGTGGCAATATGCGAGGCGTAGGCCGAGGCTCAAATACCCAACAGAAGGTGTTGGCAAAAAACAGCAGATCATGCTTGCAAGCATGCAGCAAGGCTGCCCGAAACTTGAGGTCGTGATGAGCACGCTTCCTGGCATAAAGTCGCCATTTCAGCTGCTGTATCGTGTCCTTGGGAATAAGCCCGTAAAACGGCAGTTTTTGTACGGATTCGCTTGGTTTTCTGGCATGCTGACGCACCTCCCCAATGGGGAAAATGTCCTTGTCAAATGCCGATTTCAGCACGCCCATTGAGTTGAGCTTCCAGGTACGCGATCTCCTCTCGGAGGTCGCTGTTACGCTTGGCTAAGCGCCCAGCTGCGTCTTGGTGAGACCGCTTGCAGTCTTCAAGATCCTCGATCCTCTCCAGCAATCGCTGGCACATCTCACATTCACTCACCCACAGCCTCCTGCATTGCACTCGTTAAGAGTGCCTCGATGTCCGCTAGGGCCTTCTCTTCGCTCTCAGGCAGCGGAGGACGCTTCCTCTTGGCCTTAGCCTCTGCCTTGGCCTTCTTCTCTGCTTCCTCTGCTCGCTCCTTAGCGAGCTTCTCCTGCCTCCTGCGTTCTACCTCAGCCGTTGCCTGCGGCAACAACCGAGTCAGGAAGTCCTTGGGGTTCTCCCTGCCAAACATAAGTAGTGCCCAAGCACCTCTGCTGGGACACTTGCCGGGGGAAACCGCAGGAGCCTCAAGATGATGATACGCCCAAAGGATATCTTCGTGAGGTGGGGACGGAATGACCCTTAAATCCCAGATGCGCTGCGCTTGCTCCCACTCAGCCTGCTGCGGCTCCACCGCAGCCTGCTTCGGAATTTCCGAAGCTTTCTGCTTCACGATGGCCGCCAGGTCATCGTTAGATAGATTCTCAAAATCAGAAATCATCTTTGTGATTCTATCAAAAAATCTACTAAGGTCAAATTTGGTTTTCCTGTGCCAGACCAGCCATTAATACACTGTAATTTACGAGGTCTACGACACTGTCCCGAAAGCCCTCTCCTGAGACCTCCAGCTTCCCACGCTCTGCGTAAGTACGCAGGCGCTGGATCTTGTCTATCATCCTCACCCCAACACCCGTGATCGGGTGTACCCCAAGGGCTGACGCTGCACGGAAGTTGGCAAAAGGATCACCGCTCCCAGCGGTGTAGTCGTGGTTCTTCGTGAGCATCAGCTCACGGGCCTCCTGGCATATGCCAGCGTGCAACGAGATGAGCTTCTCCAGGTCCATATCAGCCTCCTGTGCCAGTGGGTAAAGGGTGCATTGTACCCGGTTTTTGGAGGGGGCCAAATTTGTTGCGCACTATTTTGGAGACATACGATGTGGTTTGAGGCCCCCCAGGGGGTCCGGGCAAAATTCTGGGTCAAGGATTG